GTTATTGAGTGGATTAAGTCAGACGTAAATGTCCCTATATATAAGCAGGGATTTTTTTACTTTGCCATTGTTTGGCTTGTATTGGGTAGTATTTTCTTTTGGGGGTTTTTATACCCCGACCATCATGATGTTTGGTTTACTCCTGTAAAGTAATGACACTTATTTATCCGATATTTGCGGCAATAATCTCCGCATTAATTGAGGCGTTAAGGATTAATCTGTCAAAAGGTACGGTAGATAATATAAACAAACTCTGGACATATACGATAGGATTCTGTATGTTTGGGGCTTGTTTGGCTTTAAGTGTAGACTATTACGATGATATATGGCCGCAGGATGTATTCTGCTATGTTGTATATTTCGCATTCGTAAGGGGAGTAATATACGACCCATTACTTAACTTGTTAAGAGGATTGTCAGTTGACTACAAATCTAAGACAACTAACAGCATAATAGATAGGGCAGTAGGAAACAGAGTCAATTTTTGGGTATTAAGAATAATTTATTTTGTAATTGCTTTGTTATCTGGGATTATATGGATATATTTACTACAGAAAGCACGAGGAATCTATTGATTCTTTTAGTTTTTTGGATTGTAATGGTACTTATTAATCTGTTTAAAAGTAAACGTGAACGATGAGAAGGATTGATTACATTGCTATTCATTGCACAGCAACTCCTCAGACTACTAAAATTGAGTCTATTAAAAACCATTGGAAGAATGTATTAGGGTGGAAGAATGTAGGGTATCATTACATAGTTGAGGCTAATGGGAATGTGGTTAAGTTGTCTGATATAGAAAAGCCCACTAATGGTGTAGCAGGATTCAATACTAGGTCTATACATATATCTTATATTGGAGGAGTAGACAAGCAGGGCAAGCCAGTAGATAACAGAACAGAGGCTCAGAAGAAGGCTTTATTGGAAACTATTAAGAAGGTAAGAAACGAGGTAGTACTTAAACAGAGATTCTTCCCCACCATCCAAGGTCATACAGATTTCCCAGGTGTATCCAAGGCTTGTCCTTGTTTTGATGCTAAGGAAGAATATAAAGATATTTGAAGATAAAGTCTCCTAAGTACACGGAGTCGTAGTTCCTCTTGGGCTTCCCGTAAGAACAGCTCGCGTACAAGAGCCAGAACGTAAGCTGGATAGGTCAATAACGCCTACTGACACGCAAAAGTTATGGCAGGCTGCTTGGTGTAATCGGGAATGAATACCGACTTGGGTAGCAACTTCGCACAAGGCGAAGGGATGTGGGTTCGAGTCCCACAGCAGCCTCAAAAATAAACAATGGGAAAACTCACCATCAAGGGGCAGTTGGCAATGGATTACTGCAAGGCTAACCCAAAACTACCAGACCTTACACTCGCAAAAAAGATGTATGAGGAGAATAGTTCTGTGTTCGGTAGTGTAGAAGATGCAAGGTATATTATAAGGTATTACAGAGGACATACAGGTGAAGAAAAAAGAAAGTATAAGTCGATTCAAGAGAATATAAAACCGATAACTTACGATACAAGAAACTATAAACCATTCAAGGAAGAGATAGAGACAGGTGCTAAGATACTTATACTTGATATTGAAACAGCACCTATAAGAGCTAAGGTGTGGGGTATATGGAATCAGAATATATCAATAGACCAAATAGAAAGCGATTGGTTTATTCTTACGTGGGCTGCTAAGTGGCTGTTTGAAGAGAAGACATATTCTGCTGCATTGACAGCTAAGGAAGCTATTGCTCAGGATGACAGCAGGATACTAAAAGGTATATGGGAGATGTTAAATGAGGCCGACATCATTGTCGCTCACAACGGAGATAAGTTCGACTTACCTAAGCTCAATACAAGGTTCTTGCTTAACAAGATGAATCCTCCACTGCCTTATCAATCAATAGATACTTTAAAGCATATAAAGAGAAACTTCGCCTTCACTTCTAATAAGTTAGAGTTCGTAAATAGGATGTTAGGTCTTCCTAGAAAGTCTAAGCATGATGGGTTTGAGCTTTGGAGTAAGTGCTATGCTGGGGATGAGGATGCGTTAAAACAAATGCTTGATTACAACGTGAATGATGTTGTCATCCTAGAGGAGACGTATCTTAGGTTAAGACCTTGGATTAAGCCACATCCTAATACAGCACTGTTTATCCTTGACGAGCATGAATACAGATGCCCTACGTGTGGAAGCAATAAGCTGGAGGACCAAGGTAAGAAGTATTACACTACGGTAAATGCTTACAGCCAATTCAGGTGTACTAATTGTGGGGCTGTTGGTAGGAAGCGTACGTCTGATTTAAACATAAAGGAAAGAAGGCATATATTATCAAGCTCACCTAAATAAACGCACATGGAACGTGATAGTGAACAACTGCCAGAGCCAGAAGAGTGGGGTCTTGATGAAGAGATAGACCTGTTCTATAACGCCAATATGGTAGCCAATGAGACTTTGTCTAATCTTGAATCAATGGATGCCATGACGAAGCAGGAAAAGCAGATTAAGCAACGCATAATGGATAGGTGTATGTATATGCTTGACAAATCTACTGAATACTTTGTAGAGATGTTGGCGCAGCTTGATGTGATTAAGAATGAACAAGAGTAGTTCACGGAACGTGAACATTGACTAATAATTAAATTACAGCTCCCCATTGTACCGCAAAAGCCTCTGCCATTCCTTGAAATGTCTTGCTTCTTAAAGTTTGTCGTTCCTGTTTTGTTTTAGATTGTGCCAAAGCATCTGCGTACCATTTAGGATGCGATTTGCCCGAAGCAAAAACAGTCCTTTCTCCTTTACCTACAATTTTGGTAGGCAACAACAAAGGCAAATTTTTAAGCCATAAGCAAGTCGTTTTCGTTGCTTCATCTCCAAACATATATGGTTGTACAATTTGGTCGGGCTTTCTCCATCGGCTACTTAATAACCCAACAGGGTTTTCAATGGCTATGTGTTCAATCTGTGCATTGTATAATGCTTTTACAAATTGCACACTATCCAACATATCATTTCTCCTATTCGGGTACTTTGGATGCGGTCTGCGTTCTTCAAATGCTAAACACTTATCTTCTGGATGTGAAAGCCATTGAACTCCACTACCTGTTAAAAATGTGCAAGGAGGATGTGCAACCATCAAATCCCATCCTTTATTTATTACCTCAAAAATATCGCATTGGTAGTGCCATTCTGGATGCCCACCGCTACAAGGTAATAAATCGCACGAAAATGCTTCGTGACCTAACTCTCTAAATGCTTTTGTTGTAGCTTGACTTTCTTCACAAGCTATTAAAATTCTTGCCATAAATATTTTTTTATTAGTTAATAATAATCTCCAGTATATCTTCTGACTTAGCAGGAAGCCTTACATAAGATGACTTAATGGAGGATATATACTTTACATTGTCATCAGGAACAGTACCATTCTGTTTAATTAAATCAAGTAGTACCTTCAGCCAGTATCCTGCCTTGTTATCAATATCGAAGGTGTGCTTAGGTGAGTGGTAGATTATCTCTATCTGAATGGGAAACTTATCTTCGCTGATAGATACTTTCTTAGTAATCTTACTCATAAGGTATAACTTACACATCTCTACTAGCTTCTTTCTTATTGCCCAATGAACCCCTCCGTAAAAGATATTGTTGGTAAGGTAGTACTTCTTGCTACCAATCGTCATATTACTAGGCACATCATCGCACGTAATATGTAACAGCTTATCAGTCATTGAACAGTTCTTTAATTGGTATTAGTATAAGTCTAGATGAATCTAAATCACCTCCACTTCTAATGCTTCCTTCCTTGTAGTACTTTCTTGCAATCTCTTTTAGTTGATTAATTTCAACAAATATGGCTATTTTGTTGGGAATAACAAACACCCAGTGGCTTGCTTTGGTAACAGATATACCTGATTGCTTACCTCGTGATTCGTATTCAACAGCTATATTCCCTGTTGTACTTGCAAGGAAATCTGTCTTTACTTCTATGGTTGATATTTGTAGCATATCCCGAACCAAAGACTCTCCTTGTTCTCCAGTGGATAGGTCTAAATCGAAGTCACTCTTGTAGTTCATTTGCTAGTGTTTTATAGTAAGTGTATTCTGCGTCAAACTCTTTCATTGACTTCAGCTTTGCACGTAGCCTTTTCTCTAAGATAGGGGCTTCTTTTGCATCAAATAGCCTACCTGAATTATGGTTACAGAAGGCATATATCTCCCACCTTGTGGTGGTCTCACCTCTGTCCATCTCAGGCCTGAATATGTTTAAGTTAACAGAAAAGTGATTATCGTCAAGCACTATCGGCTTTATTACTTTAACTACTGATGGCGGCATTTTTGTTGTCATAACTTTCTATTTATTGTCTGAATAATGTTAGACGAATATAGTTAGAAAGAGTGATACCATCATTCTTACATTTATCAACAAGTACTTGGTATTGTGGCTTTGTAAGGCGAATTGATACTGTCATCACTTTATCTTTCTGTGAACTGCCTAATCTTTGTCTTGGGTCTTTTCTCTGCTTTGTCATTTTATACTGGTTTATATCTGTTTAAATAATATTGCTCTGCATCTTTAATGCTGTTGGTTTCTCTGTCTTCGTATCCTGCATTGTAAGCGTCAATGATGTGCTGCTTTACTGTTGACTTCTCATCCAATGGGTCATAGACTTTAACAAAGTCAGGAGTTTTCTTATTAGCAAACTCAACGAATAAGTCGTATAAGTAGTCTGAACTTAGCTTATAGCTTCCTAATTCGCTTTCTTCCGGTGGTTCTATAGTTATGTCATGTTTTAGTACAAAATCAGGATTAACTTCCTTATACTTCTTAACAGCATCCCTAACCATGTCAGGGGCGTAGGTGTGTCTGCCATTTGCATAACGTATTGCCATCCAAATAACCTCCTCAAAGCAATGCTTTAGGACTTCTATCTTTTTGTCTTTTGTCATGGTTTAATGGTTTATGTGCTGGGCTTCGGTCTTTAGGTAGGATAGGACAGAACGTAGGCACTCTATTTCGTAGTGCGATTCTTTAATCATCTGTTCCAATGCTTTAGGGAAGATAGTTATAAGACCTACTGAATCCCTTACAAGTGCCTCAAACTTCTTAGCAGGCATTGCATCGTGGTCTATTTTACGCATCTCTATTGATGTAGCCTTATCTACCAGGAAGTCAAATGATGCCTTTAATCTGCCTACAGATGCGTTATACGCCACTATCTTCTGTAGTCTGCCTATAATCTCTGTCGGGATATGGAAGTCTGTTTGCTCCAGCCTCATTTGCCTGTACTCTTCATACTCGTTAAAACATTCTGTTAGCTTCTTGTTGTAAGCCTCATTTTCAAATTTGTACATACGATTTGTTTTTAATTGTTTACCATCTGTTGTCTAGTCTTCCTAAATCTTTACCATCTGTAAGTCCTGAGTTGTAGGCATAACAGCTATAGTCGTGGATTCCTTGGTGGATGGACTTGATTAAGTCCTGCATAGCTGCTTTTGTAATTACAAAGTAAGTACTTCTGCCATCTTCGTCAATTAGCTGAGTCGCTGACGATACGACTAACTTTTGGATTTGCTCTTGTGTCATTGTGGTTTGGTTTAATTATGATGCAATATACTACATTAGTATTGA